CATCCCGACTGTGATAAAAGAAACACTAACAAAAGAACATCACGGAGCAGAAAAGCCTGTAAAACTATTGATGAAGTTGATTGACGGACTTACAAAAGAAAATGCAACGGTTTTAGATTGCTTTATGGGAAGTGGCTCAACTGCAATTGCTTGTTTAGAAACGAAAAGAAACTATATCGGATTTGAACTTGATAAAAGTTATTATGAAACTTCACAAAATCGTATTTCTTCTTTGTGCGGTGGGCTTTTTTCTAATTCTTTTTCAACGGAAACTTCAATTGAAACGGAATGATAGCAATTACACATAACATGTGTTAGCACAAGCGAAGCGGCGTTTTAATGTGTGCTAACACCTTAACTGGTTCTATGAATATGGGGGGGACGGCAAAAATTGAAACACTAGAGATATTCAATTGCGAAAAAATGTATAACTTTGTCGCAGAACAATACGAATACTTAAAACAGCATTTTAGAATTAAATCAAGATACTACGATTAAATGAGCAAACCACGTATCAATAAAATAAAAGCAAAAAAGATAATCCTATCCAAAATGGAAGAGGGGTTAACATTCAATGATACGTATGCAGCGATATGCAGAAATATGCAGTTGTCGGAAAGAGCCTTTGCAAACTATTGGAAAGAATGCCAACAAGAGTATAAGGAGCGTCAAAATAGGCTCGAAAAAGAGAAAGACGACGTAAGGGTCGAGATGGAAAAAGAAGCCGTTAAATACGATATATTGAGCCGTTTTGAAAGGATGGAGATTGCCACTAAGATAGCAAGGAACAACCCAAAGCGGATACCAACCAAGTTGGATGCAAACGGCAATCCAATTGAGTACTCACTGGTTTACAATTCAGCAGCCGAGGTGGTCAGGGCATTGGATTACCTGAGCAAGATAGATGGCGATTACGCTCCAGAGAAGCAGGAATTAGAGCACAAATACTCAAAAGATACTATTCAACACATCAGGGATGCACTCGGTATCGGAGATAGAAAACGGGTTTAGCCGAAGCGAAAAGCAGTTAGAGGCGTGGGCGTGTTTCCTTTCGGAAAATGCTAAGTTCATAGGCTATGGTGGGGCAGGTGGTGGTGGAAAATCCTATTTAGGCTGTGATATATTCTCCACGATGTGTGTAACACATCCTGAAACAAAATGGTTTTTCGGGCGAAATACCCTGATGGAAGTGCGGGATTCAATGGTACACACGTGGCGAAAGGTATGCAAGGCCAAGGGTATTGATGGCTGGCGGGTAAACGATAGGGGAATATTCTTTGATAATGGCTCCATCATTGATTTTTTGGAGTTGCAATACTATCCACGCAAAGACCCTATGTTTGAGGCATTGGGTTCAAAAGAATATACAGGTGGCTGGATTGAAGAAGCCGGCAACGTTCACCCGTTGGCATTCGAGGTGCTAAAATCAAAAGTAGGTAGATGGCACAACGAGGAGATAGGGCTGGCGGGTAAAATACTGGTAACGTTCAACCCAAAGAAGAATTGGCTATACCACACGTTTTACAAGCCATACAGGGATAATAACCAAGCCGAAGATACAAGATTTATTCCCGCTCTATATTCAGATAACCCGTGGCTGCCGAAAGAGTATATCGAAAATCTAAAAAACATCAAGGATAAAAGCACAAAGGAAAGGTTACTAAACGGCAATTTCGATTATGACGACGACCCAACCGCACTAATCCCGTATGAAAAAATAGCAGCAATATGGAGCAATACACACATAAATCGAGATTATGCCAATAGGTACATAACGGCTGATATAGCGAGGTACGGTTCTGATAAGGCTATTATCATGGTTTGGTATGGCTTCGTAATAGTGGATGTGAAAGTTTACGATATTAGCAGCACGGTACAGATTCAGAACACTATCAACACCATGCGCAGCAAGCACGGGATACCGGCACGAAACTGCATTGCCGATGAGGATGGTATCGGTGGAGGGGTAGTGGATAACTGTGGAATCAATGGATTTCTAAATAACGGGAGGCCATTCGATAGTGCTTACTACAACCTGAAATGTGAGTGTGCATACCATTTGGCCGATACCATCGGGAGTATCTATTTTGAGTACCAAGTGGCTGAGGATGAACGGCAGTACATCGAGGAGGAGCTGGGGCAAATCAAAACCTATCAAGCGGATAACGACACGAAATTAAGGATACTCCCGAAGGATAAGGTGAAAGAGAATATAGGGCATTCACCAGATTGGGCGGATAACTTCATTATGAGGATGTGGTTTGAGTTGGGCTATTCCGAATATGACCCCGATTTCGTAAGGCGGGTGGAAATGTTAATATAATGTTGAAAAGTTTATTTAAATTAAATAAAAATAGTTTATCTTTGTAGCAACCAAAAAAAATACTACTATGGCACGTTTCAATGTAGGTGAAAAGGTAAGGGTGAAAGCCACGGGCGAGGAGCTGATTGTGGCTGTATCCATATCCACGTTTGAGGGTGGAACGAATAAAATTATTTATGAACTTTCCGATGGCAAGCGTGATGTTTGGGGGACATACATATCCAATGGAGTTCATTACAACGAAGCGGATATAGTGGCTGTGGATGCAAGGCGGGATGTGAAGCTAAAACTTGTTGATGAGCTTTCGAGGCTCACTCACGAACGGGTGGCTCCGTACCTTGCAGAGAGTGAAACCCTGCTCAAGAAGGAGATTAACCGAGAACTGGTAAGGCAGGGGATGTTGCCGAAATATCCTGAACAGGAGGTTGAGCAGCAGATTAAGGCAACCGAAACACCAAAGGAAGTAAGGAAACCCGCAGGGAGAAAACCCGTAAAAAGGGCAAAGAAATAACCATCCCGAAAATGGGAGTGGCGGAAAAACTGCCATCGTTAAAATAAAGTAACATGACGATAGAGCAGCTACAGGAAATAATCAACAAACCGAACACGAATGAGGCCGTTTACCTATTAACGCAGAGCGATCTCAACCTTCCATCATGGGCTAACGATTTAGAGCCTCAGTATAACGAGATGAAGCACGCCATCATGGTTGATGCACTTCGTTATCCTGTAAAGATGCAGAATGGCGTTGACCAAATAAGAAGGATACCGTTAGCCAAGCAAAAGGAGGCCGTTAATAAAATGGCACAATCGCTATTCTATACTGACGTAGTGCGAAAGTACGATATTGAGAACGATGATGAACAGGCGGAAGAAGCAAAAGAGGCATTAGAGATAAATTACAAGGTGCTTAATGCTGTGGATAGCCTGAACATGGAGAGAGGAAAGGAACTCTTCAAATCGTGCCAAGTGGCCACCGTTTGGCGTTTGGAAAAGAAACGAACAACGATAAAAGGCAAAACATCGGAGTTTGCATTAACTCACAACCTCTATTCCCCGGCGTTAGGGTACAAATTGTACCCTTATTTCAGCGATGAGAAACGGTTGTTAGGATTGAGCATTGGCTGGACGGATGCAAGGGATGCCACCATGAAGTTAATCACCTACGTTGTGGGTGCCGTGATTACCTATGAGAATACGGGTGGCGGGTGGAAGCAGTTAGATATTGAGCAGAACGATTTAGATGTATTGCCTGTTATCTACACATGGATTGATGAGCCTGTTTGGGGCGGCAAAGGCGGAACGGCACTGGTGGAGATAATGGAGGATATTCTCTCCAAGCAGATGATGTACATTGATAAAAACACCGTACCTACATATGTTATCTATAAAGGCGAAGGTGGCCGAGTGAGCAATGTGGAAGAGAAACCTGATGATGCTAGGAGGGTGATTGTGGTGGGCAAAGACGGCTTTATGAACGCTATTCAGTGGGAAGGAGCAAAGGAGGCCGTTGAGTGGCAGTACCGAACCATTGAGGAGCAGTTCTACCAGCAGACCCAAGTTTTTAACAACTCACCGAGCGCAATGCAGAAAACTCCCTTGAGTGCAGATAACAAGGAAATACTGCTATTCGATAGCAAGGCGCGGGCAAAGGACTATGGCGGAGAGTACGTTTATATGCTCACCGAAGAATTTGATCTGGTGAAAAAGTTAATGGCCGTTCAGTTTCCCGTATGGGCTAATCAACTTGAGATGCTGAATTGTAGAAGCATTATCACGCCGTACAGTGTACGTTCGCTCAAGGATAGGGCAGAGAGCATTAAGATAGCACGGGATGCAGGGGTAATAAGTATCGAGCAGGGCGTTGAAGAGCTGGATGTGGTGGATAACGTGAGCAATGAGGTTGAGCTGATAATGAACGAGAGAAACCAAGAAATTAACAATTTGCTGTAAAAAATGGATAGGTTTGATAAAAAACAACGGGCTTTGGTAAATCGGTTGAGTGCCGAGTTACGGGCTATCTATCTATCCGTCATTCAGCAAGTTGCCAACATGAGTGTTAACTACTCAAACTTGGAGTATGCCTTTGCGAACCATCCCGACCTGAACAGAAAGGTAAATGAGTTAATGCGAATGATGCACTCCGATATTAATACTTTGGTACTAACTGGCGTTCAGGATTGCTGGGAGATTGCCAATAACAAGCATGATTTGCTGTTTCAAACGGTATTTGGCAAAAAGGCGAAGTTGTTACCATCGAGGGCATTGAATCGGTATTTAGCACCCAATATCCATGCGAGGGATGCGTTTCTCAACCGTTTGGAGGGAGGGTTAAACCTTTCTCAAAGGATATGGAGAAATACGGCACAATTCAAACAGGAGTTAGAACTCGCACTGGAGTTCGCAGTAAGCAAGGGGCAATCGGCCAAGACAACAGCAATACAGATGAGTAGATACCTTAACAATCCCATTGTTTTGAGAGAGAACGTTAATAGCCGTTTTGGGGAACAGAGGTTGCTGAATGCTGTGGATGTGGCAAGGCCTGGTCGGGGGATGTACCGCTCAAGTTACAAAAATGCCATGAGGCTAACGAGAAACGAAACCAATTTTGCCTATGAATCGGCTCAGATGCTACGGAGGCAGCAGCAGGATTTCATTGTGGGCATTAATATAAGTGTTGCTCCGAACTACGATATTTCGCTGGATAAGGGCGGTATTGTTTGCGCAGATTTACAAGGCACGTATCCAAAGGATTTTGATTTCAGCCAAAAGTGGCACGTAAACTGCCGATGTGTAGCAACAAATATTCTGAAAACACGTGATGAGATTGATGAAGATACCGAGCGAATAATCAAAGGGCAAGAGGTAACTGGAGAGAGTGTAAATCGAGTAACCGAAGTAAGCAATTTGGATTACATAAAAGAAGTTGAAGAACTAACAAAAAACTGGAAACGAAGACCCGTGTGGTTAGAAACACTAAAAATGAAAACAGCATGAGCAAACCGATTACGATAAATTTAGCAACGTACCCGAAAACTCGCAGATACTGTGAGCAAGTTCTCAATTCACTCCGTGGCATTAAGTGCGATGCCGTTCGTGTTTATTTGAATGAATACACCGAGGTTCCTGATGAGTTCCCGAAGGATGAGAAATTTCATTACCATATCGGGGAAGAAAATATCATGGATTCCGGAAAGTTCTACTTCATGCGAACGGGTGAATACTACTTTACCATAGATGATGATTTTATCTATACGCAATCCTATTTCACCAAGAGCTTGCGATTTATGCAGGAAACTGGATGCGTGGCGGTAACCACATACGGTAAGGCATTGAAGCCTAAACCGCAGCACTTCATGGATGCACACACGGTAATCCCGTGGAATGAGGATGAGGAAACGCCATACATCTGCAACGTGGCCAG